GACTGTTACAAGCTGCAACTACAGCTGCAGCAATCTTATCAGCCGTTAAGCCTGCAGTAACCTTAGCCCAAACTTTATTGCCGTTTACCGTAAGGGATATGCTTCCTTCTCCTGCCGATACGGCCGAGATAGTAAATTCCTTTTCCCATGCGGTTCCTGATTCGGGCTCGTCAATGGGTAGAACATAAAGCTGTTCTACCTTGTTGATAGACAAAAAAGAATCGGCCATAATTGAAGCAGGGCTTCCATGACCGAATAAGTCGGCAGCCTGTGAGCTTGAAATAATATTGACGGGAATCCCCGTTTTAGCCTTGGCTGTTTTTGTTTTAAGACCGATAACTAAGGCTTTTCTTACTTTCCCCGTTTCGCCTGCAAGACTATTGTCTATTTCCTGATATTGTCCGGGAACCAAAAGGTTTGCCGGAATCTGTGAAAATGCTATTGCCATAAATAACCTCCTAAAAATAATCAATCAAGGTTGACTGTATCGTCAGCCTTTTGTATACCGACTTTAAGGGTTGACTCATAACCCTTAAACCAATCCAAACCATCGGGTAAAAGAATATTGCCGTCATTGTTTACGCCTCTTACTTCGAGCTTCCACTTTACAGCCCAAAGAGTTGCATTGATTTTATCGAGAGAGCCCGAATAAAGGCACTCTGCATTAATATGGGTTCCGCCGCCGAAAGAAACAGGAATATTAATATTTTTGATAACACCGATAAGAGCAGAAACAAGGCTCAAGGCTCCATCATATAAGCGGTCTTTGTTGTCGGCCCTGTATAATACCCAGCTTACAAAGTCGATATCGGATTCATCTTCAACATCGTCATCGCTTATCCCCATAAGAGAAGTTAGAATAGCCGGAGTATGCTGCATAAGCCTTCGTATCTCTCCCTCGTCAAATCTTCCCGGATGAGAAGCAAGAGTAATCCTTTTATCATTTTTAAATGCTTTTGTAATTTGTTCAACGACATTATTTCGGACATCCAAATATGTAAA